CAGCGGTAAAGAACGCAAGAGGATCAGAGTCAGCGAGAACCAGCTAGAGGCGTGGCTCATAAAGAACAGTACCGGAAAACAGGTGAAGACCGGAAACAAGAAACGGCTCACAGAAGGGAGGTGTAAGGATGGCTAGTCCCCTGCTGAATATTCACTGCATTTCGGAAATCGGTTGTAAGTATCCCACTGTTCTGAAAGTGGCAATGGATGACGGTACAGTGCAGGAATATGTGCTGAACGCCAAGGTGCAACCGCCGGTTCAGTTTAACTTCCAGGAAATGATGAACAGTGCGATGGAAAGCCTGGATGCCCTGTTTGACTGTTTTGAAATCGTTGAACCGGACGGAACCAGGCATAAAAAGTACCGGAACGGTTGAGAGAGAACCGCTCCGGTATGAAAGGAAAGTATATGGATGACACTGCCATTATAGCATGGCAAGAAAGGAAATCAAAATGTCTGAAAATTTGAGAGTAGTCCTTACGGACATAATCAACAATATTAAGAACGATTTGAAGGACAAGGTTCTGCTCGACAACGATACCGAGAACGAACTTGTGGATGCCTACAACGAAGGTGTCGAAGCAATGTCCTGTCAGACGGTTTACTACCTGCGGAAACTCATGTTTGAAATGGGGGTGAAGCAGGATGGGTAATATCAATCTGATCATCGGCGAGTCCGGCAGCGGCAAGTCTTCCTCCATCGAGGGTTTTGAACCGAATGAAATCGGTATTTTCAACGCCAGCAAAAAGCGGTTCCCGTTCCCCAAGAAACTGCCGGTAGCGAACACCGGCGACTATGAAACCATCAAGAAGTCGCTGCGTGAGAACAACAAGAACTGTTATGTCTTGGACGATATCGGGTTAACGATGGCCTTTTTCCTGTTCAATCATGTGAACGAGTCCGGTTACGGCAAGTTTACGCAGATTGCCAAGGAATTCTATGACCTGCTTCAGTGCGCTATCAACGAAACAAATGACGATACCAATATCTATTTCATCATGCACACTGAACGTTCGGATGACGGGGCAAAAATCAAAGCAAAAACGGCTGGGAAGATGATTGACAACCAGCTTACCCTGGAAAGCCTCTTCCCCATTGTTCTGTACTGCTATACGGACGGGCAGAAGCACGTTTTCGTCACACAGAGTGACGGCGTTACTACGGCGAAGTCCCCGAAGGGAATGTTCCCTCTTGAAATCCCGAATGATTTGAAAGCGGTGGACGAGAGGATCCGTGAGTACTACGGCATGAAGAAGATTACCGATGTCGCCCCGAAGCAGAAGAAGGAAAAGAAGGACATTGACGGCGTGACAACCGTTAACAGGGTTGGTGATGCTGGATGAGTGACAGATGCCCGTTCCGTAAACCGGATTGTTTCGCTTTCGGTATCTACGGAAGATGCAACGCCTGTTCCAATACTGCTTTTAACAGTACAGAGTGTCCGTTCTACAAGACCAACCTGGAGAGGCAGAAGGGACACCATGAAGCGGTTAAGAGGCTTGAGGAAACCGGCAGGTATGACCTCATAGGCCGGTACGGCGAAGAAGAAAACCAGCCAAGGATTTGGAGGGAGATAACGGATGGCTAAACGCTATGACAACGGCGTGACATCATTCACATATGCAACCGCTGAAATCCAGGTTGCGTTTCCCGAAACCGATGTCTGTTGCCGGTGGTGTCCGTTCCTCAAACACTATGACTCAATGGACAGGGACAAATGCGGAATAACAGAAGAAATCCTGTTCAGCAAGGAGTACCGAGGGTATAAATGCCCTCTCGTAATACTCAACACTGTAGATGTAAAGGAGATTCTTAAACGATGAAAGCGACTTATCAAGGGTTTGAAGTAAAAAGGCGTGGCGGTGGCGTTCAGCTGCCGCCTGTCGGTGCGTATGAAGCAGAAATCCAGGGTGTTCGGTTGGAGAAGTCCTATTCCGGCGATAGGGATGTTCTCGTGATGATGCTGGAGATTACCGATGGCGAGTACAAAGGACAGTATCACAAGGTTTTTGAGGATCAGAAAGAACGGTTCGGCGGTGATGTCAAGTATCGTGGAACGTTCCGTCTGTATCCTCCTCTCATCGAAAATGATGATCCGTGGATTAAGGAAAAATGGGAAACAAATCTATGGTGTGTTTCCGACAGTAACGGCACGAAATCTGATGGTTCCTACATCTATGTGTGGGATTGGGATGAGCAGAAACTGAAGGGAAAGAAAGTCGGTATCAATGTCCGTGAAAGATATTATACCGGCAGGGATGGCAAAGAGCATGTAACAACCGAAATCGGGCAGCTTGAGAGCATCAACGATATCCGGAAGGGCAAGTACAAGGTTCTCAAGCCAAGAGGCAAAAAGTCCGAAGAGACACCCACTGCCCCTGCTGAAGGTTTCACCGGTATCGAACTTGGTGAGGCCGACCAGGTGGAAGTACCGTTTTAATGACCAACTGCGGTACGGCAATTTGTCGCTATAAGCGGCAGGGTTCGTCATCCTTTCCGCAGAGATGGCATGGCTCTGCTATGGCCTCCTGGTGTGCCTGTTTCCCTGCCATAACTGACGGCTTTTTACTTTCTTTTTTCCCCGTCAGACAGGGTTAAAGGGAAACGCCGTACCGCTTTTCTTTACGAGGTGTGTAATGAAGTTTGAAGAGGATAAAAGCACTGCATGGGTCATCGTGAAATCAGTGAAAGTCAGAAACAGGGATGGTGAGGTAATCGGTTCGCTCCGGTTCGGGCAGTTGGTGTATGTGTTCGGTAAACCGAAGAACGGCAGAATCGGTATCAAGGTAACAAAACTGTACGATGCAAACACAGGCTCGACAAAACGGACGATTCCGACAACCGGATACATCCCTGTTAAGGCTCTGACAACAGATACTGTTCATGACCTTGCAGGATTGTATCACACAAACATTACCGGAAAACGGATCCCTGTTTCAGCCACTGTCGGAGGCGAGGTTGCAGGTTATATCTTGCCACACGAGAAAGTCAAAGCATTCGCCGTCTGCAAAGGATGGTGTCTGACCAGCAAAGGCTGGACGATGTTCAAATGGCTCAAGAAAACGCCAATTGACATTGAATACGGCAGCGGACGGGAACTAGCAGACTCAATCCTGTGCCAAGCTGCGAAGGACTATACAAACGCCGTCAAGAGGCTGAAGAAGGGGCAACTCTTCCGAGAGCAGTTTATGGATACTATGGCGGTGCTTGATGAAGTTACCTGGTGGTTCGCCAACCCCAGGAGCAACTACATCATTTACTTTGAACATGGAACAGGAAGAGAACGCCTTGAGTGGCTGAATGAAAATCTTGGGATTGACCAAAAATGGCTGGACGAAAAACACAGAATACTGAATGAACTGAAACACAAAGGCTACAGACGATGGAGAAGAACTTGATTCTGATTGAAGACACGAGGAACCAGGTTGGAAAGCATCGGAATGTAGAGGCTTATTGCAGAAGAACAGGAATCAAGATTGTCAGACAGGCTTTGTCTATCGGCGACTATATGTTCGGGAAAGAGGCAGAAGATGGAACAGTAGTCCCTGTCGGGAAAGTGTCGGTTGATTCAAAAGAATCAATTTTAGAGCTTTCTCGTAACGTTATGTCCTCTGACCACAGGAGGTTTCGGGCTGAATGTATACGGGCATTACAGGCTGGAATTCGCCTTGTGGTTCTTATAGAGGAGGAACCGCCATTCGGGAGGCTTGATATGTGGGAAATCCCCCGTTTCAAGTCTTCCGGACGGTTCCATCGATTCGGGGATCCGATGACATTAGTTGACCCTGTTGCATTGCGGAAAGCCTGTATCACGATGCAGGAAAAGTACGGCGTAAGGTTTAGGTTTTGTAAGCGTAGGCAGAGTCCTGCGAAGATAATCAGATATCTGAAGGGAGAACTTAAATAATGGGAGATGTTTTATCAAATTGTCCGTTTTGCGGTTCAGAAGCAGACATTGTGTGCGATTTAAGTGCTAGACGATGTTCTGCGAAATGCAGGTCATGCAAAGCAAATATTACTATCAGTTATGGAAACAGGCAACGGCGAGTTCCGTTTACTGATGTGAATTGCACATCTGAAATTAAAGCATTTGAGACCGCAAAAGACAAGGCAATAAGTTTGTGGAACAAACGCCCATATACAACTGTTGAAGAAATCAAAGGCATTCACGGCAGTAAATATGTTGTTTCGGAAGACATAAACCAAACAAGAGAACAGGCTATTATCAATAGTATTCAAAAACAAGGAGAACCAACATCAGAAAACACGCATAAATTACTTCTTCATACATTGCGTGGTGCAAGCGTTACCCTTGGAATGATTCTCGATG